GGTCTAAATCTAAGATATTTAATATCTATGGTTTATCATACCCTATGCATGAAAATCCCAACACTGGGTACATGTCATTGATTAGTGGCCCAAAACTTTTAAAGAGAAATATAACTCAACTTTTAAAAACTTCTCCGGGCGAGAGATTTATGCTTCCCAACTATGGGTTAAACTTAAAAAGATATTTATTTGAACCACTTACAGGATTATTAGTCGATGAACTAAAAGATTATATAGCTCAAGTCATTTCTAATTATGCTCCTTACATTGTGTTGAAAGATTTAAAATTATACACTCAAAGTTTTTCAGACCCCGGGTTTGTAGCTAATTTAATAATAAAGTTATATTGTAAAGTAAGGGAAGAAGAAGGGGAAGTTTTTGAGATTGAAATAGAGGTTTAATATGGCATTCCAAGGAGCAATTACATCTGATTTTTTAAAGAAAGTACGTTTAGATGATTCTAAAAAAGAAGCATTACTAGACTTTGCTGCTACAGATTTCTTTTCGTTAAGAGATAATTTAGTAAATTATATAAAAGCTGCTTATCCCTTAGATTATAACTTCTTCGTTGCTTCAGACATGGGTGCCATGTTCTTGGAATTAACTGCTGCTATGGGACACATTTTATCTTATAAGGCAGACTACTTAGCTAACGAAAACTATTTAGCAACAGCTAGAACAAGAAACAGTGTAAGAAAATTATTACAACTAATAGGTATAAGATTAAAAGGACCTACAGCTTCGGCAGCTAATGCCAAGCTTACTTTAAGTAATGCTAAATGGACTACTTCTACTGATTATGTAACAATATCTTCTTCTCAAAGAGTTGCTATTATTACTTCCCCTGAGGATGGTTCCCAAGTATCTTTTACTTTATATAAAACAAGTGCAGACGGAAAAATTATATTTGATGATCCTTCTGATAACATAGAAATACTAAGATCCGAAGCTACTACAAGTTCGGTTATCACAAACTTGATGTTTTTAGAAGGTAATTACATAAAACAAACAGGTACATTTATTGATACTGATGCATTAAAAACTATTGAACTAACTCAATCACCTATTATCGAAGGTAGCGTTCAAGTTTTAATTACTGGGGCCACTGCAACAGAAGGAAATTACGCTCAAGTTGAAAATATCTTTTATGCATCAGGACCTGATGATAAGGTATTTCAATTAGCAACAGATGAGTCGTTTACCGGAAGAATATTTTTTGGAGACAATCTGTTGGGTAAGTCTCCAAACATAGGTGATGAGTACACAGTTTATTATAGAACCGGGGGAGGAACCAGAGGCAACATTGGTAAAAGTGCATTAAATGTCCCGGTTACTGTCGAATACTTTAATTCTTCTAATTCAACATTAGGAACAGGGGAGGCAACTGCTGAAAACGTTTCAATGGCAGCAGGAGGATCACCTGCTCAGACGATTGAGAATGCCAAAAGATACGCTCCTTTGCTGTTCAAGGCCCAAGACCGCTTGGTCACAATGGATGACTATAGGGGCTTTATAAACTCTTTTAAAACAACGGTAGGTACGACAGGTAAAGGAACTGTAACAGTAAGAAGAGCTTTTTCCTCCGCAAATATAATTGATGTTTATGTATTAGAAAAAGCCAGTGCTACACAATTTAAAAGAGCAACTCCCGAGTTCAAAAGACAATTACTTACTGCTATTGAACCCAAGAAGATGTTAACTGATGAAATAGTTGTTGTTGACGGATTGGTTAGAACCATAGATCCTGTGTTTACTATAAAATGTGATTCAATATACAGACAACGTGAATCAGAAATTAAAATAGCAGTTAGAAATGTTATAACTAATTTTTTTAGTGTAGATAATATGGAGTTTGGAAAAACTTTTTCTGCTCAAGAAGTTAACAGACAAGTTTTTGATAGTGTTCCTGAAGTTAGATATTCAACATTAGATAATCTCCCACAAACAATCAAATTACAATTCAATGAAATTATTCAATTGAATAACCTATCAATTATAATGGTGTTTGAGTCATGAAGAGTAAAAATAGAAACTTAACTAAAGACTCTACAAAAAATTTCTATAAACGAAATTATGTAAAAGCCACTGAGATAATAACTCCAAAGTTTTATATTGAAGAAGATCTAGCAGCTAGTGGTAGTCAGTTAAATATAATTGATGAATTAATAAATACTAATATTAATATTGCTGATAAGTACTCAAGCGTAATTATTAGTTCTATTGGTGGCGTAAGTGCTGTATCTTCTAGTAATCTTCTTTCATCAATTAGTTCCTATGATGGTTTAAGTAAGTTTTTTATAAAACAAAACAACTTAACAGATATTGATGCAATCGACTTCGAAAGAAGAATTTTATTTAAATTAGGTAAAAGCTTTTCTAACTTTGATACAAGTTCTGATTTTAAAAATTACTTGTCATCTACATTGTTTCCATCAATAAGATTAAATACACCTTCAGCATCGTTTGACGGAGTACCTCCAAGCTCTCTACATGAGTACCTAATTGTAAACTTATCTTGGATTTATTTATTAAATGTATCTGGTGCGTCATACCATGGATACAATATATTAACTGAAGTACTAGCTGATAAATTCTGGAGAAGGCAAAGATTTTTAATAAACGACGCTGTTAAATGCTTAACAGAATATGTGTTTAGGAATTTTACAGTAAACAGACCTTCTTGGTTTCCTTTAGGAATTCTTCCTACTGACTATCTTCCAGATTTAGTTTTAGCAGATACGACCTATACAAGTGGGTTACAACAGCTAGACAAATTAAAAACACTTATAGACGTTGCTTATTCTCCAGCATACGCTGATAGAACAGATACAAAAGTTAGAGATGCATTTGAAGAATATCAAACAACTCAAACTTATCAAGACTCATTAGAACCTCAAGGACCTTTTTACAAATACCTTAAAGGTATTTCCTATGCATTTTCAGATTACAATAACAGTATAGAATCATTAGAAACTCTAAACGATATATTGAATTGTCCTGATGAGACTCTTCCTTACATAGCTGATATGCTTGGTTGGTCTTTGTTTGGATCAGATCCACTAAAATGGAGAATACAAATATTAAATGCTATATCTGTTTATAAAGCAGCAGGAACTAAAAAATCGTTACAATTTGTTTTAAATTCTTTATTTACCAAAGACTCATTAGAAGTATCAACTTCAATTGTAGAGTTATGGGAATCGTATGTCCCTCATTTAATTTATTATTCTATTGCAACTGAATCAAGGTTATTAAAAGACTTTGATACATGGACTCAAAAGAAAGCAGATGAATTTAATATTCATTACATTCCATCAAGCTTGGATGAATCTGTTCGTTGTGTAGTTGATGAAATAATTTTAAGAATAGCAAAAACTTTTGATTTAAAATTTTGGTATAACGGATCTCAAGTTTCAGTTGGCGAAGACAATCTTTTTAATTATAGAGGGAGAGATTTCTTAGTACCTCCATTTGAGGAATATCAATTCTATGTAAATCAAAAGTTATCTTCAACCATAATTGAATTTATTGTTGATCAGTTAATTTGTTTTGGAGTTTCTAGGACTTTCGCAGAACAAGTTGGAAATTATATATTAACCAATTCAATAAAATCAAATGAAGACGTTTCACTAGGATATAGCTGGTTAATATTTACTTCAGGAGTTCAGTACCCACCTAACTGGAATTCCCTGATTTTAGATATTTCAAATAAGAAAACAGAATACCTCCCACTGTGGAATGGCAAATCCTCTCATTTCAAACTGTTCTTTGATATTGATGAATTTAATTTTAAAGATACAGATTTTGTTTTTAACACAAGAGAGGGTATGCGGACTCTAGGTAAATTGCTGGATGACTTCACACCTATTCATGCAATAAATCAATTGATGATTAGAACTTCAGCTACAGATAACTTTGTTGTAAAAGATAGAGTTTTAAGCTTGCTTTCTGTGGATGTTAAAGATCATCCTGAATTAAATAATTCAGATAACTTTAGTTTCGGAAATACTGAAGTATCAGGACACAGTTTAAATTTTTACAAGAGAGGGAAATCCCTGCCTTATAATGTTGTTAGCAGAACTTCTGTTGATAGCATTGTAGATTCTTTGATGCAAACTTCTGCAATTGCAGTGCCTAGAAAAAGTTTTAGAAGAAGAAACTTTAAAGCCACTATGTCAAATTTCGGTTATTACAGTAGAACCGGATTTAACATGCCCACTACTTTTGAAAATTATGTTAAAGAGAATTCATATTCTTCTTTGGGATTTTTACCCTTAGGTTTAATTCCATCGTCGCAGCAGTATGTCAATATACCTGATTACGACAGGCTACCTCCTATTTATACTCAGTGTGAAGGATTGTATTCTAGCTCTATTTACTCTGGGTTGGCAGTAAGCAATACCTTCCCATGCAGAGGTCTCCAGAATCAATGGCAGGTAGAACCAGTCCCTGATAACCCTATAGACGTTTATCTATGGTTTGGGGATAGCTTGGCAGCAGGTGTTGATCCCAGTATGAGTGCGATGAACACTTATTATACGCAGATAAAAGATAACGTAAGTGGCACATATTTATTTATTCCAAGCGCAGGAAATTTCCAACTAATCCAACCAGCAAAAAATTCTAATATATTACAGGTAACTTCAACGACTTCTTCAATAGGTCCTGATTGGACTTTCGGATACGAACTTTATAAGAAAAACCAAAGAAATTCTTACATAATAAAATTTGGATTGCCTAATTCTTTTGGAGTATCTGCAGATAATACATTCCCTAATACGACATCTCAACAGTCTCCTATTTTAGGTAACAATCCTTCAATAAATGACTGGAGCATTTATAGTACTAATGAATGTTTAAATATTTATAAAAATTGGATTACTAGTGCAATAAATTCATTAACTAATACCTATGGAGATCGGGTTACTTATCGTGGATCCGTTAGTTTCTTAGGAACTAATGCTGTTACAGGGTTACTCACTACCGACGAATTAATAGACTTTTCTCTAAATGGTAATGTGGCCGTAGCATTTACTAAGAGATATATAAATTCCATAAATGAGATAAAACAAAACATAGAAAGCTTCATTAAAACAACAGGAATTTATAAAGGATCTCCAATTTGGATTTCGTGTTACCCAGATCAAAAGTATACAACGAATATAAATGCTTTAAGCTCTAGTTATTTCTCTCCATTTAGAGCTAACTTTGGATCTCTAGTTGCATCTAATACTAATGTATATTTGTACGATCCCCCCTCCTATTTAAATTTGTTTGACAACATTCATTATAATGGTTCATCAAATTTATTTTTGGGTTCATCTATAGCAAACTTTTTTTATGAATCAAAATTAGATGCTAATAGATTAGGATACAATGCTCTTGATTATTCTGTTGATAGAAATCAGTTGGATAATATTATGAGAGTCTTGTTCTATATTGGAGAAAACTCTAAACGAACTCTAGCTTCAGCTATAGTACAAAAAGACTTAAGTTCTTATACAAACTATTTACCTTGGAAAAATGTTGTAGACTCTATAGCTAACACTTTAACAGAACAAGATACAGGATTCCCAACCAACTACTCAGATTATAAAAACTTTAAATTTGGTAAAGATATTCATAAGTTGTATAATGTATATTGTAGAACATTTCAACGACATCCATTAATAAAAAATAATTTATATGTTAATGGGCCAAATATATTTGGGCATACATTTGGATCAATATTAGCTAATTCAGATTTTACTAAATTTGGTAATGTTGTTCAGTCGCACCCTAATCTAATAGTTACTTCCATATCTTCTATTAGTTCAATATACGCTGGGGAACCTTTTTTCCCTTCTGCTGGTGGATCTAATGAATCTAGGCTTTTATATACTTCTTCATTCAAATTTGGGTCCACCGAAGTTGCTAACTCTGGAATTTTACAAGCAATAGATTTAATCCATACTATAGGATCTAACACTGAAAATAGTTTTACTATTTACAATCTAGGTAAACAACCTTATAAAAATTATACCAACAGAGATTTTACTTATGTTATAAATAATAACATAATACAAATAACCTCAAAAGCGAGAAGTGGGTTACCTAGATTAAGGTTTGATGTTAAATCCTATTACCATAACCCAACTGAAGGACACCCATTATCCTCTAATTTATTAATACCAGAGCATCAATTTAAATTAGAGTTTTTATGTTTATTTGCTTCTGATGACTTTAAGAAGTTTGGCAGTGGCTCAGTAGGCATATTAATTCACACGGCAAATGAGAATGGTTGGACATGGGTATATGGCACAGATAATAAATGGACATATATCCCAGTTTCTTCTTTAACGTTTGATACAGTTAAACAAATTTACTCTCATAGGATAGATCTTGCTCCTAAAGAGTACACATTAACATCTCAATTTGATGGATGTATAGAATATTCAAATTTATATAATTTAAATCCATCAGATTTTACTTTATGTGAGGTTACTTTTAATACTATTAATAGAAACTTATTAGTTCCAAAAGATTACTTCAACGCTAATAATCATGTGCATAGGGAAAATCAAAATTATATAATTGATATCTTTCCTTACCCAAATCAGGACAGATCTTTTTACTTAGATAAAATTAATCTAATAGATCTAACTTTAAATAAATGGAGTAAAGTTTTAGTGTCATCGACAAACTTCTTTCCTGTAGGTGACATGTATTGTGAGGAATATAGATTAGATTTAACTAGAGAACACATATATTATATATTTAAGCATTTTAAGGAAATCACAGGTACTATGTCTAAGTTTGGTAAAGCAAGTAGGGTTGCTTCCGTAACTCAAGATATATTAGAGGTTAGTGGAGGAAGTAGATTAAATTATAGATTAGACCCTAACTGGCTAATTAATACTAAGTGGAATAACCTAAATGCTGTTGGGTTAGTATCATCAATTTACCTAAGCAACTAAAATGATTGTAGACACCGCAGGACAAGTAATAGCTGACATATTAACACTATCTCCGAGTCTATCGAAGATACCTTCAGCTTCAGCTATTTTAGATACCTCCAACTTTACTTTTCAAGCCGTATCATACGGTAAAGATGTAAGTGGATTTAATAAACATGCTCATGCAATATATGATTCAAATTTCTCAGCAATAATTGTTAGAAGTTATGAGGGCTCTTCAGTTTCGTCTTACCACTCATCAGCTATTGGAAGCAGCCTATTAGCCTACAATATACTTCCAGAGTACCCGGATCCTTTAAATACTAGACTAGAGCAAGATTCTTGTAGGACTACATTTCAGTCTTTGTTTTCTGGGATGGACATAGGTCATTGTGCTAATCACGCAATACTTTCGTCATTCTCATCAACTTATCAAACTTTAGGATGCTTTGCTCCTTCAAGTGGAATAAAGTATAATGTGTTATCTTCTGCTCATGTGTCAGGAAGTTTGTCTAATACTTTATTTTCAGGAACATTGTCTGGGGCTTATAACTTATATGGAATAATGGATGCATCTGGGTTTCTTACTTTTGCTCCATTTAATGGTAATCAAGGCAGGGCTCGTACTGCCGCACTACAGTTTACCAGCGGTGTTCTTATTAATTTATCCCCTAATTTTAGTTCTACTGGAAACGTGGATTTAGTCTGGCAATTATCGGCGCACGATGCCGCTGCTCTATTATTATATGGTGGGGTATATCATTTAGGATTATGGTGCCTAGACATTAAAGAAATGTTAAAACTAGGGCATAAACCACCTTTTGCATTTAACCCTCTAAATAATATAAGAAAATATCGTTTATTTGCGAAAAAGACTTTTTCAAAAGACTTATTGTATTTAAATGATTATTTAGGACAGTCTGGTTTTAAGTATCTGTTGGAACAAAAAAATGCTCCATATATTGTGTATCAATGGACAATAAGGTTTTTATAAATGAATATCTTTGATTATTTAAATATTAACGGTCATGTAACAGTTCATAAACTTTATGACGATGGTCATGAGGAATTAGTCTACGATGACCATAACACCATTGTGTCAGGTATGGGAGTCGGGTTGGCTTGTTTGTTCGGTCTTTCTGGATCTACTACTATACTAGATTATCAAATAGATAGATTTCAAATAGGTGTATCTGGTAGTTCATCACTAGAAGTAAGCTCAACTAATTCATTATCCGGCTCCCTATCAAGTTTATCAGAGTATGTTGGGACAGATGGAGAGTTGTTTGCTCTATCGGCTCATCAAATAAAGAGTACCTTTGTAGGTACTCCTGCATGGTATGCAGCAATACCAGCCCATAATATAACTAGAATCGATGATAACTCAGTTAGATATACAATTGTGGTTGATAAAGAATCTTGCAATAACTTAAGATCAGATACTACTTATGTAAATGAAATTGGATTGTTCATGAAAAATCCGTTAGGGCTAACCCCTATTCCAGCCCCGATCCTAGTAGCTTATAAGTATTTTTCACCTGTTAGGAAAAGTTCGGACTTTGCTCTAGTTTTTAGATGGACGATTAATTTTTAAAAGGTAAACCATGGTATTTCTTCAAAACGATTTTTACACAGCAAGCGGTTCAGTAAAACTTTATAATTGCTGGACTGACAAAGTTACTAAATTTGATACAAGTTCATTTTATAATTGGGAACAGGACAATCTTCCAATTTATGATTTAGAAGAAAGAACATATTATCTCTGGGAGAAGCTGGGCCATCCTACCTCAAGCATCCCCGGTATATCCATGGTTGTTTCTGCTGGAGCTAGTCCTGAACTATATGCTTGTAACCCTTATTTGTACGAAACGGTCAGCGCAGCAATAGCAGCATTACCTGAGGTATTAAACTATCCAGTTATTATTGAAGTATGTAACAAAGGAAACCTAGGGGATATAAATTTAAATAATATAAAATGTAGTAAAAATGGTGTTTATAAAGGATCATTAGAAATAGTAAATAGAGTTTTTGCAAAGTCTGAACCTTATAAAGGGACTACTGTTCAATCGGCAGCTTCAGTAGCTACTGTAGGTCTTCCTTACAGTTTGTTAGGTTACCTTTCAGGGACACCTGAAGTAGGAGCAAGAAGACACTTTTTAGATACAAAGTCAGTATTTTTAAATCAAAAAATATTACCTAACTATTCTGATATAACTTCTTTAGGTTCTTTTTTAAATTCTTTTGTAATTTTAGCCTCAGATGGTGGGTACAGCCCAGCGACTTATACAGTTAGTAGCACAGCAACAAATGCTTTTGGTAATGATGTACAACAGCTTGCATTTTATGAATCTGTAGCAGCATTTCAAACACTTGAAAATATATTTACATACGACATTAGTTCTTTTAATCAAGTTAACAATGCTCAATTACTAACTAAAGCAACCTTAGCTCAATTTCCAAATCCAGCTACAGTCCTACCTTTTGTAGGATTGTTTATGGGCAATAGAGTTTCTAAAATTAATATTACAAATTGTGACGGTCCAATTTATATAAGGAATTTCTTTGTTGACGGGAGAGGTCCTGAAATTAACAATTCATACGGTGTGACTGTCAATAATTCAGAAAATATATTTTTAGAAAATTGTGTAAGTGTTAGAAACAGAAAAGCTGGGTTCTTCTTCAATAATTCTAATGTTATCATTACAAGAGGTATAGCTGCATATAGAAACTACAATTCACCTAGAAATGTAACTAACGTTTCCAGCACATATGAAAAAGATTTGGGCGCAGGATTATTGGCTGTAAACTCAAATGTAAGTTTCAGTTCAACAAGCGCATTTGAATATGCTGCGGCCATGGCAGATTCAACTTACAGTTCCATTATCAATAGTCCAAATACCTTATCTTATGGATTGAACTATCCTATAAATTTTTGTAGAAATGCTAATGGTATTGTATTAGAAAATTCAAAACTTCATGGTGGTATTAAGGGAACCTCTCCAACTCAATTAATTTCTGATATGAATACATTTGTCGGTATTAAGATGACCAACTCAGAATTAGACTGGGACGGAAGATTAATACTAGAAGCAAATGATACTGGCTTACTAGCAACTAATTCCATAATTAAAACTGATAAGCATATCGTCAGAAATAATCAAAAAGTTGGTATTGATTTAAATGATTCAATGCTTGTTTATAACAAGAATTTCTTACAGGTAACATCCCCAACTCAATTTTATTTCTCAGGTAATGGAGTTCATTTAGACCTAGACAATTCTAATTATGAGTGTGATATCATTTCAGGAATGCCCAGTGCAATAGGGCAGCATAAATTTGAAAATTCTCACGGTGTTAGCAAGACTTCTAATAGTACTGGTATATCTTTACCTTCAATTAGAGTAACTAATTCTTCTAAATGTTTACTAATTCATCCTTACATTATAAGACAAAATAACTTTGTAAAGACTAATGGATTTACTGCATATTTTGAAGTTAAAGAAGGTCTTGCAGTACTGACAAAAAATAATTCGATAACTACACTTAAAGGTAGTGGCAATTACGCAAATATTATTGTTGGTCCTGCCGAGAAAACTAGGCAACATATTTCTGTAGGATTACATGCGGATAATAATTCAACAATAAATATACAAGGACCAACAGCAGCGGCTCAATTTTCTATAAATGTTCTAGCAGACAATAACTCAGTTTTGAATATTACTCCTCACCAAGATGAGTCTAATAAATTAGAGATTCAAGAGTTTGATTTAAGTTCTCCAAGAAATCATACAATGGTAGAACTACATTCAACAAGAGCTTGTCTATTAGCTAATAAAAATTCTACTATAAATATTACAAATTTGGGTAATTATTTAAATGAGTGGACTGCAGGAAGTATAGGAACAAACTTCTTAGCTTCTAATATTTTAGATTTAACTTACTATCAACCACATACAGGACTATTTACTAGTGGGGGGTTCCTTCAATTCTACCCAAATCCTTTTGCAACCGATAATGGGGCAGCCAATTATCCTGTATATGAAGTAACCAGTGCTAATTTTGCAAATAATCAATTCACTCAACCTTCAAATTATTATTTGTTTAATAGATCAGTAACTTCAACTAGTGATTTTACTCAAATAACTAATGGTGGCTTTTGTGTAAAAGCTCATAACAATAGCACAGTTAATGTTAGAGGAGTTAACTTTCCTTGCGGTTGGTGGAATCCTTCCTCCATAGTGTTTGATGCAGATACCTTTATTGGTAATTGCTCAAAATTATTTATATGGAACATTGCAGATGATTCTAAATTGTTAGCATCGTATTGCTCAGTGAGCGGAATGTACCCAGCCGATGCCTCATATAACGGCCCTCCTGCTGTCTGGTTGTCCGCTTTAAATAATGATTGGACTATTTCAGGTTCTTTATTATCCGGGGCACCAACAGGAACACCTGATACTAGTTCTTTATCCATACTTGATTATTTTGGATCTGGTCCTTCTAGCGTACTTCAATCATATTTATTCACTTCATCTTTCCAAAACAAAGGACCTTTCAGACTTTTCTTTTCAGTTGACCCCGCAAGTCAATCATTAAAATTAATGAGTAATTTAGCGGGATTAACTTATAATAATAACTATACTTCTACTGGATTTGGGGGTTCTCATTTCTGGTTATATCAACTCTATTCTCAAGGATATCAACCTCCATTCTCAGCATCCGCTATAAGCTCCGTAAGCTCTTCTTACAAGAACTTAATAAATAGCACTACTAAGTCCTTGTCTGGATTCTATTATGGATCATCAATGGTTTATTCTCCTAATAATATTAAATGTATTTTAGATGAATCAGCTTCAAATACTTTTGCTAATGCCAAACATTGCGGAGTAGGGAAGTCTGGATTACCTAAGTTAGTATCACTTATATCCTCCACCAGAAACGTGGCAGGTGATTTACATGGAGAAGGCACTGGAACAACTGTTACTATCACTGGTTTGGGTTCTCTAAATATATTTGATTTGAATAGGTACATATAAAATGGTTACTATTAATTTAAACTTAAGTTCATCTAACTTCTATAAGTTTACTGATCCGATTCGTAAGTATAAGGCAAATGATCCTTACTATTACGAAGTTGATAATATTCCTATTAAACAATTAGAAGAGAATATCTTATGGTTAAAGGAAGCATTTGAGAATACTACGGTAACCGTTGAGAATGAGCAAACTCAAACAATTCCTCAAGGTGGATCTAGAGAAACATTTACTGAATTACAGCCATTTGTCTCTGGGACTAATTCTAATATAATTTCGGTTAGACCCGGAAAGTTCATGGCAAGAATAAACGATGCTTATGATCTTACACCCTTGCAAGTAATTGGAAGAGCTACAGGATTAAATTTTGGTGAATTTAATGAATGGGATGTAGCAACGATTGATAACGTTTTATTAGCTCCTGTTTTGGAAAAATTTAAGACATATGTTAATGCTGATTCTTTAGGAATGAATGGATTAGCTGAAAGAAGTTTTGGATCTTTTGTATTATCTAATTTAAATTCTGTTGGATTGGCAACAAGCAGTAATATTAATCCAAGTCTAACTTTCTTTAGTATTATTGGAACTAATCCAGACTTTACATATCCAACATTCCTTTGGACAGGGTCACCTAGAAATGGGCAACCGGGGAGTGAGGGAGTTAGTGGCCCTTACCTAAAAGTTAAGCAGTACGAAGTATCCACGACAGCAGGTGATATCGGACAAGGCTTCGCTTCCTTATACTCTGCCGATACTCAATTTATAAAAAAATGGCGAGGTATAGCTAGGACCGCAGTGGTTGATGTCCCAGAAAATCTATCGATAAACATAGAGCCATTTAATTCTGATGATTTCTCCTACATCGATGAAGATGGTTTAGTTGTTGATTCAGCAGACCCCGGAAGTCCTGCTTCTCAAGCAACACAAAGAGTAGATTTATTATTTATTTATTCAAAGCCTATTGATGTATCTGCATCTCATTTAAATACTAGCTGGACTTCTTTTAGTCCAAGAAAAATTTATAAAGCAGAGCTAGGTGTTGTTAAAGGTGCTGGTCTTGTGTTGAATTATCAAACAGGTAAAACTTCAAACAGTAAATTTTTCTATCCTACTTATCAAGATAGTATATTAGCTAATGTTTCTGATGAGTTGAATGCTGGATTAGGGTTTGATTCTATTGATATCAGAGGTTCATTCCCATCTCCCGATGATCTAATGAATATATCTCCTACCTTAGCAGAATGGTTACCTAAGAATCATTATGCTCTAGTAGGTCAATCTATTTTACCTATTGCATATATCGTAGTTAAAAAGAATAATCTCAATGAAGATTTAAATCAAATAATTGAAGCTACTGATATTATTGATATTAGACCATTCTTTAGAACTACTGAGTTAACTTATGGTGAGCGTGCTGGGATTGCCGCTGCTCTCCCTAATATATCTTTAGCAAATCCAGTTGCTACAGAAGCATATGTTAAGTATGAATCAAATAAATCTTTTAACTTAATTAATTCAAAAATAGAAGAAGTAAATTCAATAATAAATACCACAATTAATAATCAGACTCAAATAGATTCTGGTATGGGAAGAATCCTTACCCGTGGTATTGTTCGTGGTGGAAATTATTATGGACCCGAGGGCGCAATATGTGCAGTAATCCAAGAGAAGTATGGAAGTGTGGCACAGCCTTTAACAAAAGAAGAAACAATTAATAAGTTCAAGGAATTTCACAATCTTCCTAATGCTTATGAATTTGTTAATTTCCCAGATTGGGACTTGGGTAATTGGACATTCAGAGCCGTAACGGGAACAGGTAACACATTCCCATCAATTGGATATGGTGTAGTTGATAGGATAAATACAGCTATATCTGATGATCTTGGTGTTCAGATAAATGAAAATAATCAAGGTGTAACTTTAAACAGTTCCGACTTCGGTAGATTTAGATCTGCTCCGATAGACCCTTCTAAAAGAACGCCAAAACTATTTCCTTTTAATTTATATTGGTTATCTAAAACAATTACTTTAGATATTACTGATACCCCTTGGGTTGAAGATATAACAGTAATTTCAAAGTTTTGGAACTGTGTTCCTATGGGTATTAATTATGATATAGTAACTACTACTAACTTTGGGAACTTTCCTCAGTACATCAATAGTCCAAATCCAGAATCAGGTATTGTTGTTTCTAAAGGAAAGAAAAGAGGTCCAATTATCTTTACTGAGGGATCAACACAAGTAACAAAATATTTTATAGATTTTACCATAATTACTTTTTTACCCTCAAATTTATTTCCAGTATTCCCTGTCTCAGGAACTTCAATACAATATGGAAGTCCAACTCTTAATAATCCTTTAGGAGCAATCCCACCTAATCCAAGAATTGAGTTAAATTTAAATAGCAATACGAATAATGCTAATGTTTGGGGTGGATTGTTTGCCGCATTTAGCCATGTTATGCAATGGGATCCTAGTGGAAATCCACTATACTCTTTAGGAGGAGGGCCTTTACCAGTCATTTATCCATCAGTTGAGTATACAGTTATAGGTCATCCTTATAACTATGGTAATGGGTCATCTCAATTCTTTAATGGTGTGCATAAAGTTCCGGGAATGTTGGATCACGAAGGTTATGTGGCAACTGGAAGATCTGATAGACCTAATATTCAAACAAGGAATAAACCTCCAGAGGGTTAAGGTAGCTAAGTATGTCGGATCATGATCCACCAAATCAACCAAGACCTAGGATTTTTTCTAACTGTGGTGGATTACTTCCGACATCATATCAATATGGCGGAACTAATTTACCAGATCCTAGCCTGCCATTATTGCCTTATTGCCCTAACGGAAACTGTGGAAATCCTCGACCTTTTGGACCTAGGGACGATCCTTTTGTGTGTGTATGTGCTGGTTCTTTGTCTCCAGCTAGACAAGGATGTGAAGAGGAGTCTACAAGAATTTGCGTAAGACTTTCAGAAGTAGGGGCTAGACCTAGATCTTTAGAAACTTATACAACAGAAGCCGAATGTCGTGCAAATGCTTTTGATAAATTTCCATGTTGGTTATCTGTTGTTAGGTGCGTTGAAAGTATTCAACCTTGTGAAGAGCCTTCTAGAGCTACTGGCTTTGTCTTACTTACTGAAACAAAAACAATAAGATCATGCATAGAACAAGATCCACAAAGAGTTAGACCAGCAGGAACATTTAAAAGCTTAGACCAGTGTGCTCCAAGATGTATATCTACAGATTGTTTACTAATTAAAGATCCAACTGTCCCAACTCCAACATTTAGATGGAAGTGCGAGACATTCACACAAACTTGTCCAATAGAACCGGGGGAAGAGTTTCCTTTAACTTTTACTCAAAGAAGATGTGTACCTTGTACTGCACAAGAAATAGCTACTAACCCTAACGCTTGCAGATATTTAACAGCTAACTGTGATGGGGAATGCAATCAAATTTTTTGTGGGTATAAATGTACTTTTGACTTTGAGAGGTGCCCGGATCAAGTTAATCAAAGAAGGACTGGATACTGTACTAAGTGTACAACTGAGGATCCTAATTGTATCCCCGGGTTTACTAAACAAAATTGTTCTCAAACATGTACTGATATTACCTGCCCTCCCATTACACCATCAATAGTTGTAACTCAACCCTTAGCCATAGTTACAGAAAATCCTAGATCCTCAGAAGTTCCTACTGGAACGTCTACTACAGTGCCGGGAGTAATAACTGTCAACAGTGCCGGAACCCGCCCGATTGACGTAATAAATAGAACTGTTCCTAGAAAAATTACAGAAGCAAGATATGGATACAATCGTGACGGAGACTCCTGCGTGGAGTGTATTAACCCCAGCCCTTGTCAATTTACAACCTTAGAAAATTGTTTAAATTCTGTAAGATCTAATTCTACAAATCCTGTTGAGATACCTTCTCGATCAAGAATATTTAATCAAAAGCCTACTTATATTACACAAACAAATTACGAAGAATATTCCAGATCTCCTCAAGGGAGTGCCGCTTTTAAAGATTCAGCAAGTCCTGAGCAAGGTACAAATCCAAGATGGAATGATGTTAAAGTTGTAGGTGGAAAAACAAGATTTGTTAAAACAATAGACTTTAATAATTCTAATAATATACTTTATGTAGATGATAAAGATCAAAATAAACTAAACATAAACTTCAAACAAGTTTACGATAGCACTTATAATTTTTTTGAAAGAGTCCCTAATCCAAGAACAAAATTAGTTGAGAATGATATTAGATTAGACATTTTCAATAATACAGTAACTGAAGAGGTTAAGTATTTTCTATTAAAAAATCAAGCTGGGTATTCGGCAAAATGGAAAGAATCTTATTATTTTGATTTAACTTTAGATAAACTAACAATTAGTTTAAATAAAAATTTATTAAACTCTATACAGTCTATTCATGGTGTTGATAATAATTTAATAAGTCCTGATCTTTTTTTGAACGCTCTCTTACAAATGCTGAGGTCTGGGAGATTAGATGAATTTGATCCCGGAGTTTATAGTGAAATAGCTGCTTATCAATACTCTGATGAACTTTTAGAAATAAAACCTCCAATAGAACCTACTGTATCCGAACGAGCAGCACTAACATTAATAATTAATGGAGCAGCCCCAACGGATCAAGGATATTATCAAGAAATAGATAAGCTTAAAATTATTAGACAAAAAAGGTTAAACACTGATATTGGAGCTAACATTCCGGCAACGACTTTGGATGCTTCTAATATTTCAATACCGTTAGAAGACGCTGGTATTAGCATAACAACTTTAGACTCAACAGAAACTTTTGCCAGTATAGGGACTGGAGACAATTATTTTATAGAAGTATCAGACATTGTGGATAACGAATTAGATGTTCCACTAGATTCAAAAAATAATGTCGCCACTTTCACTCCAGACGGTGTCCGAGTTGCCGCTCTAAAAACATTAAATCAAAATCCTTATTCTCTTTTAACAGTATCATCTGTAAGTTCAAATAATGAATTTATAGAAACTTACATAAGAAGAGATACAGAACCAATGTATTTTTATCTTGATTTATCTTCTATAAAATTATTAAATGAAGATCAGTCAATAGTAAACAATTTACAAGCAACTTATAGAAGATTAACAAATTCTGAAAAAATAAATAACCATCTAATAAATTACGGATTTAATGTTACTAAATTAAATTTAGATTTTAGAGATCCTTTTGTCTCGTATGCATATGATACGAGTTGTTTTACATTAAATCAAAATGATATCACATTTAGAAACTTTGATTTTTATCTACAGGGTAATCATATAAATGATTTTATCTTAACAAGAAATCTACCTTTTGCAATAATCATAGTTCCGGGATGTGGTACAAGACATAATCCTTTTGATATTATGTCTGATATTAAAAATTATAAAAATAATATAGTTGAGAGATCTGTTTATTGCACTCAAACTATTAAAATAAATGATGCTAAAAAGCTGGATAATGCTGTTGATGAGGTAGCACTAAGCCAGACAACTAGGCCAAATGAAAGCCTCTATGGCTATAGTGATAAATTATATTATCAATATAACCCTTCCTCATATGGTAATTCTTATTATTATAAAAATTCTTACTTACAGACTCCTCCAATCGAAATAGAAGATAGAAGGTCTATATTATCTAAAATTATTAGAGAAGTAGTAAATCCTATAATTCAAGTATACCAACCTGACGAGTTAAAATGGTTTGATATTTTTTCAAGATTAAGTTATGAAGAAGTTGGAGATTATTTTAATAATGGAAATTTAGATTTATTATCGAATATAATAAAAGAGAAGTATAATATTGCTGTAAAAGATGTGATTAAAGATAAAGGAATTAAAACTGGTATAGGTGAACCTGTGGAAGACCCAGAAGACTTAGGGATTACACTAAGAAATCAAATAATTCTACCAGAAGAGAGGACATAATGGGATTAGTTTTAAAAACCGGAGATGCTTTTTTTACTGATGGAGCCCCCCCTTTAATGACAGTGGTTCCACTTAGTAATACCAATACAAGACTATTTGTTAATTCAAGATTAGTCTTTCATCAAGGTAATCAACTAACCCCACATATAGCTCCTCCCGAAGTGTCCCATAATCCCCTTATTTCCCCATCTCCTTTAGCTGTAGCTACAAGGGTGTATGTCGAAGGGAAACCTATAGCAACAAGTACAGATATCTCAAGCTGTAATGCTGCTTTAATATTAAAACCCACTACAACAACTTCTCTTTCATTTTCACCTGTATTCGCAGGTCCACCAGTAATATAATAAATAATTTAAATATTTAATAAAATTTTATTCATATTTTTTAAGTTCAGTTATAAATAGTTTATAGGACATAGTTTAATTAATTGGTGATTTTATGGTAAAAAAGCGTTTTGACGAAACTGATAGTTTTATTAACACCGTTCTAACAGAGGCTAATTGGAGTCAAGCTAACATTAAATTAAAACTTAATGAAGAGTCTAATCCTTTTGAAAAGAAGGACGATGAGAAGAAAGAAGAGCCAAAGGAGAATGGTGATAACGAGGAAGAAGAAGGTGAGGAGGACGAGGAGAACAAGGAGAAGCAAGAGGAATCTGTCGAACTAGGTTACGATGCTTGCCCTCTTTGTGAGTCAGAACTAGAGAATGATGATGTTATCTTTGAGAACATTGATACTCACTTTAATAACCTTCTAAATTTGGTTGATCAAATTGAGCAAATCCAAGAGTCCGAAGACTTTGATGGAGAGGTAATGATTGAGTCAGTTGTTAAAGATGGTTGCTGCCCACTATGTGAATCAGACGTTGAAGACGATTCAGTTATCCTCAATAACATGAATGAGCATTTCGATGTTGTTCTAGAGATGCTTGCTGAATTAGAGGAAGCCGAGCAAGTTCAGGAAGCTTACGGAAAAAAGCCCACACTAAAAAAGAAAAAGAAGTGAGTTTAGGAGTTAACCTATGTCCACCTATCCTAAAACATCAATAATAGATATTGCTATGGGGGTCCTATCAAACATGGATCCCAAAGCTAACTCTGTACCACCCTCAGTTGGAGGTGAATCACCAATCAGAGAGTCTAGAAAAGATCCCATGGTATCAGACTTTGTTCCCGATGTTTCAAATACTAAGGTAACTGATGATTATATTGATCAAATACTAGAGGGAACTATGGGTGTTGCTTCAAAAAAGAAGCAATCGCAACCAGCAAAACAAGTTAAAAAGCAACCAGTAACTGAAGCCAGAATAACTGATATTATTCAAAAATTATCTTCATTACTAACTGAGGCTAAAGAAGTACTCAGTGAAATGACTACCACTGGAATGATTGGAACGAACCTATCAGGGAAAACACATGGACCTTCTAAACCTCATATTAGAATCAAAAACAGAAAAAGGTAAGGGGTCTTCTGCTGGTAGGGGAAAAATGCTTACTTCTAAGGGTAAGCCCCACACAACAGCAACAAAGTCCAGAGTAAAAGTCTACAACAGTATTAAAGATGCTCTGTGTACTGGTTACATGGGTCAGATCTTTTCAACAAAAGGATCAGATAGACTTTATGTAATAACCAAAAGAAAGTGGGGCAAAGATGACGAACAGGAATGTGGGGGTAGAGTTGCCAAAGGATTTAGTCCCGGTAGTATCCCCTCAACATTTAAAGATGTAAAAAAGTATGCAGCGAGGACCATGGTTCGTCATGGAAAGTCCACCTCCGCTGGTTTGAAAAAGTATTACAAAAAATACTCAAAGTCTAAAGATAAAAGTGGAGATTAATTATGTTACTACAAGACGTAAGATTATTAGACAAATTACAAGTTATTAGTGAGAATACAGGTTCTGGGAAATGCATGAAGGTTCGTGGCATTTTTCAAAGAGCCGATGAAGCTAATAGTAATGGTCGTATCTATCCTAAAAAAGTATTAGAGAGCGCAATCAATAATCTTATTGAAGCTGTTCAAGATCGTCGTTGTGTTGGTGAATTAGATCACCCCACTTATGACATGGTAAAGCTTTCCAATGCTTCTCATATCATAACAAAACTATGGTTTGAAGGCAATGAAGTATATGGAGAAGCTGAAATTCTTTCAACTCCAGCCGGAAAGGTTGTTGAGTCATTAATTAAAGATGGTATCCGTATCGGAGTTTCAAGCCGTGGCATGGGAACTTTAAGTGAAGGTAACGGACATAAAATTGTTAATGAAGACTTCAAATTATTAACATTTGATATTGTCGCAGATCCATCTACCAGAGGCGCATTCCCTTCATTAGCTGAAAGCAAAAATCATCAATCTAAAATTGTAGAGAATACAATAAAGAGGGTTGTTGGTCGTAATGTTTTCTTATCAATATTAGAAGCCAAGATTGATAATAAACTTGATGAGCTTCGTGTTGATGAGGAGCGTTGCTGGACAGGCTATGAGCCAACTCCCGGTGTAGAACCCTATGCAAAGGGTAGCTGCCGTCTTAAGCGTAAAAAAAGAAAAGATGAAGCTACTGTTTTAGAAACAAAGGCAGACAAAGAACTTCCTGAAGGGGAGCCTTGGAGTGCTGAAGATCAAAAGAATTATGGTGTAAAAGGAAGGAAGCCCGGCGCAAGAGCAGTAGCAAGAACGGATAGGCTTGTTAAGCAATTTTCCGGGGGAGATCCAATAACAGGAGCTAGAGTATATAGTGACGTTGCTGCACTTAGATTATTACAACATAAGAATAGAAGAGGAGTTAAAGCTCCTAAGCCCCCTAAGCCTGAAAACTCCAGCAACATGTACGAAAAATATGCAGGAAAATTTATCCAAGAGATGAAGTCCTGTGGTTATAGAAAAGCCGCTAAGAAAAAAGGCGGAAAGAAATAAGGAATTAGTTATGGCAAAAACAAATAAAATGGAAGAGATAGCAAAGTTACTGCCAGAAAATCTGGACGAATCAGTAGCTATCGAGATTGCTAATCTTGTTAGTGAGAAAATTACCGAAGAAGTTGAGAAGGTTAAATCCGATTTAACTTTAAAAACCACTTCATTTATTCGTGGTCAAATAGAAAAACTAAAAGAGCACGCTCTAAAGGAATTAGAGATGGAGAACGATACCGTTCGCAACGCTGCCATGTATGAGCACTTAAAAGCCATAATGGCTATTGAAGTTGGACCAGAAGATGAGGTTAATGCCGTCAACTTGATGGCTTTAGAACAAACAAATATAGAAAAGAATCTAAAAGTTATTACAGAGGAACTGCAAAATGTTCTTACTGAGAATAACAAATTTAAGAACGTAATCAAGATTCAAAAGGACAAAATAGGTCTACTTGAATCAAGAGTTTCTAACTTACAGGTTAGCATAAAAGAAAATAAGGAAAAAGCTAAAATGGAAGTTAGTGGTGATGCATTAGTTGTTTCAGAAGAGAACTTTAAAAAGAGAGAAACACTTACTGAAGCAAAAACTCATAAGGCATCAGGTGTCTACAACCCCTTCCTTAGCGAAGAGACTCTGAATCTTATGATTAAAGATTGATATTTAGGAGAATTTTACAATGAGAAA